CGTAAGGTCGGCTCAAAAAAGAGACGCAATCGTAGGCGTATCCGTTTAGGATTAAAGATACGAAGAAAATAATTGTTGACAATTATTTTATTTATGATACACTATGCAAATTATAGGAGACAAAAATATGGCAAGTATTAAAGATCATAGATCAACTGATATAACTAAGCTACTTCTTGTAGGGGATAGTGGTTCGGGAAAGACGGCTTCATTATCAGCACTCGCTAATGCAGGATACAATTTACGTGTCTTGGATTACGATGATGGTTTAGCTATTCTCCCTGAATTTTTAAATTCTAATGCAATTGATAAGGTTAGTTATGTAACATTAAAAGACCCGATAGGAAAGGGAGAAGCTTTTCGTAGGGGAGTCAACTTGATTTCCAATTGGAAAGATGGTGACGAAGAATTTGGGCCTGTTGGCAAATGGACATCGAAGGATGTGCTTGTGATTGACAGTTTAACTTTAATGGGTGAGGCGGCTTTAAGGGGGGCACTTGTATTTAATAACAAGAAACCTACCGACCAAGCTAGTCAACCTGAGTGGGGAACTGCGGCGCGGGATGTTCAGCATATAATTCAATATCTTACAGGTTCAGAAGTTCCATGTAATGTGGTAGTCACGACACATATGCAGTACATGGAAGGCGATATGGGTGTGTCTAAGGCGTATCCAACTAGTGTCGGTTCAAAATTATCTACTAAGATTGGTAGGTATTTTAATTGTGTATGTAGAATAGATACTAGAAGTTCTAGTAAAGGTACCGAGCGAACTTTACGCACGGTTTCAGATCATCGTATGGATTTAAAAGTAACGGCTCCAAAATTAATTGATCCGAATACTGAATTGAATCTCGCGAAATTGTTTGAAGCTATACAAAAGAATGCTCGACAAAAGTTGTTGAAAGACAATGTAATTAACATCAAAACAGGAGGCAAATAATGGCTGATGTAACTGACTTTTTGTCAATGCATCCTGACGATATACCTGATACAATAACACTACCTGAAGGTAGTTATGATTTTGTTATCACTAGTTATCGTACGGATAGGGTTGGTGAAAATCAAAATGAAATTGTGCGTCTCAACTGTAAAGCACAAGCGGTTTTAGAATCTGATATTACTGATGCAGATTTAGAAAACTGTGACTCTACGCGGTTGGAATTTTGGGCAACCAAGAAAGCACTTAGACAGGGTAACCCTGTGATTTCGCTTAAAGCGTTTCTTACCAAGACACTCGGTATGAGTGGTAATTCTTTTGGTGAAATGCTTGAACAAACTATCGGTCAAACATTTAGTGGCATCGTTAAGCACGAAATGGTTGGTCGTAATAAAGATATACTTCAAGCTTCAGTATCAAGAATACTAAAGGGTTAGTATATTATGGGTGAGTATGCTGTAAGAAAACGTGTTCTATCTAAAGTTGTTGAAGGGGCAAAGATTGCCATTGTTATGGATCATCCTTCCGTAAATGAAGTGCGTTTAAATAAAATACTTGCAGGTGATTTTATCATTGGTAAGATTTGTAAATTAACAGGGGTACAAATTGAAAAATGCATGCTCACCCACACCTTTCAATTGAAACCTGCTCAAGATAATCCTCAAAATTTTTTTCATAAGCGTAGTGAATATAAAGCTTTGTGCAAGGAAAGTAAGTGGCGTTCTAGCTATCCCATTACCACCTATGGATACCTCAAACAGGAGATGGAACAAGACTTGCAACGCTTGTACAATGAACTCAATGAAACAAATCCCAATGTTATTATAGCAATGGGAGGCGTTTCATTGTGGGCATTAACTGGGTTGCATCGAACTTTTAAAATAGTACCATCTTATACCCCGTCAACTATCATTAAAAATTATGGTTTTAGGGCGCACGTTTATTCAGATTTTAAAAAAGCAAATCAAGAATCAAAATTTAAAAATATTAATTATACTACAAGAGAGTTATGGATTGAACCAACAATAAAAGATTTATATAAGTTTAGGGATAAGTATATTTATTCTAAAAAATATTCGCTTAATCCTTTAGCTTTCGATATAGAAACAGCAAGCGGGCAGATAACGTGTATTGGATTTGCCCCCTCTTTAAAACATGCTATCGTTGTTCCCTTTAGTTATAACTATTGGTCACATGATGATGAAGAAAAAGCGTGGACATGGGTTAAAGATTTATTAGAAGACAAAGATATGATTAAAGTTGCGCAGAATCAAACATATGATGTATCATGGTTAGCATATAAGAAAAATATAAAAGTACAAGGACTTATACATGATACTATGCATGCCCAACATTCATTACAACCTGAAATGGAAAAAGGTTTAGGTTTTCTAGGCTCCATATACACTAATGAAAGTGCATGGAAAACATTAGCCAAGTTCTCAAAGAGCACAAAAGCTGATGAGTAATGAAGCGACCACATTTTTTTACAGCGAAATTGCTTGATGGAATATGGGGGGAAATGGGTTCTTACATACGCTTATGGCGAGCGGCGTTGGATCAACTGTTGCAAGATTTAATATATACAGGCAACGGAAAGGAAGATAAAAAAGCCCATATAAATGCATGGGAATGGTTTGAAAATGAACAGGATCAATTTAATTTAGTGTGTGATTTAGCGGATCTAGATTCTATAAGAACAAGAAAAGAATTAAATGAATTAGTAAGGAGGATGCGTGATAATAAAAGTAGAAGACAATTTAAAGATAGCTTTAAAATTATTACGAGGAAAAAGACAACATGAATATGGTGATAAGAAAATTAATCATGAGAACATAGCTAAATTATGGAGTGTTTATTTAGACATAAAAATATCTGCACATGATGTAGCTGTGCTTATGTTGTTGTTAAAAATAGCACGTGTTAAATTTGGTAATCCAAGTTCTGATACTTATGTGGATATGGTGGGTTACTCAGCTATTGCAGGAGAATTAGTTGATGAGAATAATAAAAAATACTGAAATAAATAAATATGATTTATCTAAGGAGCAATTACTTTGGACTTATTGTGCTTTGGATTGTGCTTTAACTTATGAGATATGGGATAAAATTCATAAGGAGTTAGATGAAGTTACTAAGAAAACATATCATTTTGAATTAGATAGTCTTAAGCCAGCGATGGATATGATGTTGCGTGGATTACGTGTAGATGAAGAAGCAGTAAAGACAAGAAAGAAAACTTTAAGAGAAAAAAGATTAAAGTTAGAACGCATACTTAATTTATTTTCTCAAGCTGTATGGGAAAAAGATTTAAATCATAATAGTCCTGTACAACTTAAGAAAATTTTATATGAACATTTGGGATTGCCACCTGTTGTGGCATACAAAGGGGGCAAGTCAAAAATATCTACCGATAGAGCGGCGCTTGAACAACTTGGGGAATTTTATCCAAGAGCTAAACCTTTTTGTAATACGATACTTATGTTGCGTGATATAACTAAACAGTTATCTGTATTGGATTCTAAAAGGGATGAAGATGGGAGAATACGTTGTAGTTATAATGTGGCAGGAACAGAGACGGGTAGATGGTCTTCTTCAGAAAGTCCATGGCGAACAGGAACTAATTTACAAAATGTAACAAAAGAATTACGTTCCATATTTATTCCTGATGAAGGAAAAATAATGTTTTATGCTGATTTGGAACAAGCTGAATCAAGAGTAACAGCTTATGTAGCAGATGATGAAGGATATATAAATGCTTGTGAGAGTACTGATCTGCATACTGAAGTTATGAAAATGGTGTGGCCTAACTTAGGATGGTCAGAAGATCCTATACAGAATAGAGAGTTGGCAGATAGGCCATACTATTTACATTTTACATACCGTGACATATGTAAGAGGGCGGGTCATGGTACTAATTATGGAATGTCTCCGCATGCATTGGCTAAACATTTAAGAATAAAAGTATCACATGCAACAAGATTTCAGTTGCTTTATTTTGGAGGTATGATACCATTGGCTTCTTTAGAACGATGGCACAAACAAGATAAGGAAGGAGGGTTTAAAGAATTAATGGATACAGGAGAATTAATGTCAAATAAATTTGTAAAAATTAAGGGAGCTTTTCCTGGAATTAGGGATTGGCATGACAAAGTTTCAACTGAATTAAAACAGACAGGTTGTTTAACAACTCCCATGGGAAGACGAAGACAATTTTGGGATAGGTTAAATGATAACTCTACGTTGAGACAAGCCATTGCTTACATACCTCAATCCACTATAGGAGATTTACTTAATCTTGGATTGTTAAAAATATGGAAAGATTTGAAACATGCAGGCATAGATATATTAGGACAGGTTCATGATGCCGTTCTTGGCCAATGCAATAGAGATGAAGTAGATACATTGATGCCCATGGTTTTAGAAAAAATGAATAATCCTATAGTAATTAATGAAAAGAAAATGACTATACCTTCTTCAATTGAAGTGGGCCACACATGGAAGGATATGAAACCGTGGATGAAATAAAAAGAATATATGTAGAAGACGGAAAGATACTCGTAAAAGAAGGAGAATTTTCTACCATATGCAATGAGGCAGAGATAGAAGGACCTTCATTAATAAGAAACAAAGATGGCAATGTATGGATTGAAAAATGTCAAGTTTCTAGATGAAAAATAATGGCGCGAAATTATACCGATTATATAAAGGCATGTGTTGATGCTGTCAAGGAAAGTCCTATCCCTAAACCTTTTGCAAAATGGACAGCGCTTTCTTCTGTGGCAGGTGCATTAGGAAGACGGGTATGGTTTCCCATGCCTAACTATGATATAGGTTCTAATTTATTTGTAATACTTATCGCATCTCCAGGACGTAATAAATCTGTAAGTTTAATACTTCCATTTACAAAAATATTTAACAGACTTACAACACCTGTTGGCACAAAGGAAGATGATCATAATTGGAACTCAGGTCTTGATGCATATGGATTAAGAAACCATCCTTTATATCTTATTCAAGATAGAATAACTCCTGAAAAATTAGCAGTAGACATGACAAAGATAACACGCATGGATTTACGTTTAAGTAATCCACAACAAGAACAATTTTTTGATTCATCTTTAACTTTAGTAACGTCTGAGTTTGGTACATTCATGGGAAGAAATGAAAGATATCTTCAAATGTTTATGACGGACATGTGGGATAGTAAAGAATCTTATAGCCATAAAACAAAAACAGCGGGCGAATATATTATAGAAGGCCCATGTTTAAATTGGATGGCATGTGCAACTCCTGAACAGTTTGTAGATAACTTGCCTGAAGATGCAAAGTCGCAGGGACTATTGTCAAGAATACTTCCTGTATTTTATGAAGGAGAAAGAATACCACAAGACCTAACTCAAAAAGTTATAAGTGATAATGCAATTAATAATTTAAGAAATGATCTAGGTCAGATTGCAAAAATGTATGGAGAAATGAAATTCGATGATGATGCATTTGATGAAGCCAATGAAGATATCTATAACAATATACAACCCGAACCAACTGATCCTCATCTATCTGAATATTGTCAGCGAAGAGTGTCGCATTTTTTAAAAGTGGCAATATCTATATCAGCTTCAAGAAGATCAACAAGAAAGATAATGAAAGAAGATTGGGAGGCTACTAAGGAATTGATGTTTGAAATGGAACAAAGTATGCCTAAAGCTTTGGAAGGATTTGGCATGGCACGTACAGGTAGGATAGCTCATGACATGATAGCATGGTTAAGAACCACTATGTCCCTGAAGAAAAGGGAGCACGTCAATTTGCGGGCATTTAAGAGGGAGTTGCTTAGAAAAATCTCCAACCCTGGCGAGTTAGACCAGACCATTAGGGCATTGGTGGACTCAGGTTATATAAAAGTTGATGATAATTTTGTATTTCCGTGTAGAAAGTGATTGACCTCAGTTAAGTAAAATGCTATACTGTTTCTTTAATTGTATGTGTGAGAAGGATTTATAAAATTGAATATTGATAAAACAAAAGATGATTTACTGCCCCAAAATGCTGTTAACATCTTGAAGGATAGGTATTTATTGCCTGAAGAAAACAGCCCACAGGAAGCTTTCGCTAGGGCATGT